GTATAAGCTCGGCAGCTCTATTCTCGTTTCTGATGAGCTGCTTGAGGACTGTGGTGTTGACCTTAAAAAATATATCGAGGAAGCCTTTGCTCACCGAATCGGCAATGCCGAGGAATCTGCCTTTATCCGAGGAGACGGAAACGGAAAGCCTCTTGGTATTATTCACCAGGCATCTGTTGGTAAGGTTACGGATGAAATCGGAAGAATCAGTGCAGATGACTTGGTCGATATGGAGTTTTCTTTGGCAGAGCCTTATCGCAAAAATGCGGTGTGGGTTATGTCCAACGATGCATATTGCAGACTTGGACAGCTGCGCCATTATCGTGGCAATCCTATTTGGAGTAACGGACTTGAAGAGGAAATGCCTATGAAACTGTTCGGCTATCCCGTCTATATTTGTAACCATATGGATGACGTCACCCCCGGTAGTATTCCGGTAATGTTCGGTGACTTCAGTTACTACTGGATCGGTGACCGAGGCAAGAGAGTCATTAAACGCCTGGTAGAGCGTTACGCTGATCACGGGCAGGTTGCATTTATCACCACCGAGCGCGTTGATGCAAAACTCGTTCTTCCCGAAGCAATAAAGATGCTTAAGGTCAAGAGTGATAAGGAATAAGGTTGTGTGGGAGGGCGGCTTTCGGGTCGCTCTCCCTTACTCTTGTAGTCATAGGAAGGAGATATGCCATGACACTACAAAACAAAATTGCCATTAATAATATGCGGCTTGAGGGGCATAGCCCTTCCGTGATTGCCGCCACTTTAGGTTTGTCTGCCGGGACCGTCCGTGCTCACATTCACAGATACCCTGAGATACCGAACACCAAACTCTGCAAGAACTGCGGTAAGCCCGTACTTCAAACAGAAAAACGCAGGGAGAAAAAGTTCTGTTCGGATGCTTGCCGAATGGCTTGGTGGAACACCCACCAGGACACGGTGAACCGCAAAGCATATTACAACCTCACTTGTAAATACTGCGGAAAGGAGTTTAAGAGCTATGGTAACAAGAATCGAAAATACTGCTGCCGAGCCTGCTACGTTGCATCAAGACAAGCAGGATAAGTATGCGCCCGAAAACTTGATGCTGTACCGCACCTCCCTCGCTTTGATAAAAACGCTTGTGGAGGACGGCGTCTTTAACGAAAAGGAGTATTGTAAGATATTGACAATGCTTGCCCGCAAATACGGCTTATCTTCGGATAGTATATTTGCAGAAATCGCTTGATATATCCGCCGTTTAGAGCGAATATGTAGTGACCTTAAATGATACAAAGGAGGTATATGTATTGGAAAGGATCGTTACACAAACCCGTTTTACAAAAACGGATGTAGCCAGACCGAAACGGGTAGCGGCGTATGCCAGGGTATCCTCCGGCAAGGATGAGATGCTACACTCCCTTTCGGCGCAGGTAAATTACTACAGCAAATTGATACAGAGCCACAGCGGTTGGGAGTATGTCGGGGTGTATGCTGATGAAGCTCTGACCGGCACAAAGGACAACCGAGAAAACTTTCAAAGGCTCCTTGCAGATTGCCGAAACGGAAAGGTGGATATGATTTTAACCAAGTCCGTTTCACGATTTGCAAGGAATACGCTGACATTACTCGAAACTGTACGAAAACTAAAGAGCCTGGGTGTGGATGTCTACTTTGAAGAGCAGAACATACACTCGGCAACCTCGGACGGTGAGTTGATGCTGACCATCCTCGCAAGCTACGCCCAGGAGGAAAGCCTCTCCGCCAGCGAGAACCAAAAGTGGAGGGTACGGCAACAGTTCCAAAACGGAAAACCCTGGAGAGGGTTTATGATGGGATACCGGTACGACGGCGAGAAATACGTCATCGTTCCCGAGGAGGCAGAGGTGGTTCGCTCCATCTTTCGTGACTACCTTGACGGCAAGGGCGTTGCCGCCATTATGAAACGGCTCAATGAAGAAGGAATACTCACACAGCAGGGCTGCACCTGGCATCAAAGTGCCGTGAGCAGAATCCTGCGCAACTATGCCTATACGGGCAATCTTCTGTTGCAGACAAAATTCCGTGAAAACCACCTTACCAAGCGTACTTTAGTAAACCACGGGGAACTACCACAATACCACGCAGAGAACACCCACGAGCCGATCATTGATATAGGCACCTACAACTTGGTACAAATGGAAATGGAAAAGCGAGCAGAGCGCTTTGCAAAGCCACAAACGAAAACAGAATACCCTTTTACGGGACTTATCACCTGCGCCGGGTGCGGAAAGCATTACCGCAGAAAGGTAACGAAAACGGGCCCCATTTGGATTTGTGCCACCTACAATACCTACGGCAAGGATGTTTGTCCGTCCAAAGCAGTTCCCGAATCGACCTTGATGTCGGTTGTAGCCGAGGTTAGTGATTTCAGTAAAATAACGGCAATTACAGCCGATAAGGACAACGCCTTGATATTCACCCTTTCAAACGGAGAAACAATCGTTAAACGATGGAAAGACCGCTCCCGTAGCGAAAGCTGGACACTCGAGATGCGAGCGGCTGCCGCCACGAGAACCAAAGAAAGGAGTAAGCAAAATGACAACAGCTAAAAATGTGACCGTAATACCCGCTACCCGAAACCTGCATACCAGTGTCCCTATCACCTCAAAAACCAAACGCAAGGTCGCCGGTTATGCCCGTGTATCCACCGACAGCGATGAGCAGTTCACAAGTTACGAGGCGCAGGTGGATTACTATACAAACTACATCAAAAGCCGCCCCGAATGGGAATTTGTCGAGGTCTATACCGATGAAGGTATCTCCGCACTTAACACAAAAAAGCGTGACGGCTTTAATCGCATGATAGCCGATGCCTTGAGTGGTAAAATCGACCTGATCGTTACCAAAAGTGTCAGCCGTTTCGCTCGTAACACTGTGGACAGCCTTACGACCGTCCGCAAACTAAAGGACAAGGGCGTTGAGGTCTATTTTGAAAAGGAAAATATATGGACAATGGACTCTAAGGGCGAGTTGCTTATTACCATAATGTCATCCCTTGCCCAGGAGGAGTCACGCTCCATTTCCGAGAACGTGACCTGGGGGCAGCGTAAGCGGTTCGCAGATGGTAAGGTCAGTATGCCTTATAAGCAGTTCTTGGGATACAAAAAAGGCGCAGACGGTCTACCCGAGATCGTACCCGAAGAGGCAGAAACCGTGCGCGCTATTTACCGAATGTTTATGGAAGGAATGTCTACCAACGCCATTGCAAGGCATCTTACCGAAAACGGAGTTCCCACCCCTGCGGGGAAGACCGACTGGCTAAGGCAGACCGTTGAAAGCATCCTGCGAAACGAGAAATACAAAGGCTCGGCGCTACTCCAAAAGAGGTACACCGTTGACTTTTTGCAGAAAAGGATGAAGGTCAATGAGGGCGAAGTTCCACAGTATTATGTGGAACACAGCCATCCGGCAATCATCGCTCCCAAGGAGTGGGAACGGGTGCAGTTGGAGCTTCATCGCAGAAAGGATAACAGCAGGCGTACCCTATGCAACGGTCCATTTGCCGGGAAACTCATCTGCGGAGATTGCGGTGAGATCTTCGGCTCAAAGGTGTGGCACTCAAACAGTAAATACCGCCGAACCATATGGCAATGCAATGCCAAGTTCAAGGGTGACAAGAAATGCACAACACCGCATTTATACGAAGATGATATTAAGGAGCTTTTCGTGGTAGCGTTAAGCAAGCTGATGGTCAACCGAGAGGCACTCCTTGAGGACGGCAGGCTTATCCGTCACGAGCTGATGGATACCGTAGCGATCGATACCGAATGTGAAGAACTCTTACAGGAGATGGATGTGGTTGCCGGACTTATCCAAAAGTGCGTAAATGAAAATGCCGTGCAGGCCATCGACCAGGACGAGTATATCAACCGTTATAACGTCCTAGTAGAACGGCACGAAAAGGCACAAAGCCGTTACGATAGTTTGCAGAAAAAGCGTGAACGCAGGCTCCTCCAGGCAGATGTTATGAGCAGATTTCTTTTCGCCATCACCGAGCTTGATACCCTTCAGCTTCAGTTCGACCCCGTCCTTTGGCACTCCACTGTTGACCACGTAACCGTGTATGCAGATGAATGCTTGGAGTTTCATTTTATGAACGGCATTGATGTTGAGGTGAAAATATAATTTGCCATTAAAGCAAAGGGTCTAAATGGTTGATCCCCATTTAGACCCTTTCTAAGTATTATGCGTTTACTAATCCTTCTGCGCTCATTTTTTTATACAATTCTGTTGCAGTTATTTTTGAATAATTATATTTTTCAATAATTGCCAATTCAAAACTCCTATTAAGTTTTGTGGAATCACCATTATGGAAAGCATGTCCTGCATCTACGTTGTAATGTCTAATTAATTGAAGAACATCGTGACCGTTAACGCTTGTCCAAAAATCGTTTAAAGAATCGATATCGAACGTAGATAGATCTTGTTTCCACAATCCTTCTGGAGTAAATCTTTTTTTGATCCCTTTTTCTTTTATAATTCGTCCTATTAACTGATTGATTTTGGGTGTCGATAAAACATTTTCGCTGTTTTTTACTATGTAATTTGCTATGTCCGCAATGTTGATTTTGCAATCATTAACGAATGATGAAAAATCAACTTCCCGTGAACCACATGAAATAGTACGCAAATCAAACGTTTTTTCATCAAAGTAACCATCTAGCAATTCGCGTGTCTTTGCCAACTGGTATGCGACAAAACAAGATTTCAATACGTCTTCTTTTGAAATTGCACAAACGTCGATATTATCAAAAACACTTTCATCGGTAGACATTATCAATGTTTCCAAATCATGAGTATCTGTTATGAATAGGCGCGGAAGGGATACTCCCGCACCTAATTCATCACAATCCAAATCCACCAAACCGTATAAATCCCATTTGTCTAAATCACCAGGATAAGCGATAAACGGGGACGGAAATTTTGAAATGCCAAATATAAGTTGTGCGATTGCATTTTTAGAATTAACCCGTATCGTAGGAGACGTCCTAAATGATGCATTACTATTGAAAACATGGTCGGCATTAAGGCAATCTACTACGCTGGTTTTGATATTGCTAATGAATTTGACGTCGGTTCCGCCTTCAACTAATAAAACTTTTCTAGTTTTATTAGCAACGGCAGAATACTCCAATTTAAATCTTACATTTGCGGCAAGAAGATTAGCAAGTCTTTTAATTTCCTCGGCATTGTATGCTGCCATCGCTCTCACCTCTTGTCAACAAACAAGTCAAAGTGTCCATTCACAATATTAGGCGAGTGTGTTGCTACTATTGCTTGCAAATTATTCATTTTACAAATTTCGATAAGTCTATCGAGGTACTCTTCTTGCCATTCAATATGAAGCGAAATCTCAGGTTCATCAATAAGAACGACTCCATACTTTTCGGTATTAAATATCAACCGATAAAACATTACAAAATCATTCTTTTCTCCAGAAGATAAACAATCAATATCAATTTTTTTCTCTCCGGTATATATTTCGATTCCGTTTGGAGTGAACTTGATTCTCTTTTGGGTTATTTCATTACGTTTATGAAAAATATCTGCAAAAAGCTTTAACTTTCCATAGTTGTCTTGTAGTGGGGCAAGAGTTCCTTCAAATGCGTCAAGATAAGTTACTAAGAAGGCTCTCTTTTGATTAAATGCATTTTTGAGTTGATTGGAATCAATTATCGCTTCTCTTTCTTCGAGAATTCCTAACTCATAAAACTTTTGCAACTCTTGATGATACTTATTCCATCTGCTTTCAAAATCCTGGAACGAAACATCGGTAGGATCTGTAGAGGCAATATACATTAAAGGCAGTTTGCTTTTGGCAGTTTCGGAGAGCGCAGTATATTTATTTCGCCAGTTAGTAATATTAGCAACCATTTCATCACTGGCAAGCTTTAAATAATCCACTCTTTCCGGTTCGCGATTGCTGTGCGCATTACTGTTTCTGTTACCTTGAGGTACATATATTTTTTGTAATCTGTTAGCTATTATAAAATCAAGATTTATTTTGCAACTGTATTTTCTCACAGCAGAATCGATTAACGCGAAGAATCTTCTGTATCTAGCCAGACCCATCCCTGTTACATACTGAGGCTCTTCGTAATCGTCATCATCCTCGTAATAAGTATGCGATATTCCGCTTCTTCTATCATCAATAACCGTTTGTGTAAAACTGATTCTGTGAGGTTTGTTTGTATCGTCTGTAATATAGAAAACAAAATCGTACTCTGTTCCTAATAAAGATACAGCCACATTATAATTTGACGTATCCTGGGCTCTTAATGGAGCTTTTTTTGGTGCTTCAAGTTTTTCTCTTGCTAGCATTAGCGTGTGTCCATTATCCAAATCACAGGAAAACTTCACAAAAGGTATTCCTTTTATCTCCGAAAATGTTTTAAATCTTGGATTAAAAATGAAGTCCAGAAACTTAAAAATTGTAGTCTTACCACAACCGTTGGGAGCAGATAATATAGAAACATTGTTACCTATGTCAATATTAATGTCATAATTCAATCGATCAAAAAGATTGTTTACGATAATGCGCTTGATTTTGGCATTATCACAACCACTGTCTTTTGTAACAAAAAATTCCATAGATAAAAGCGTATCATTAATAAAGCGTTTAGTCTCACCGTCATCAAATAAGATTACAGTAAATCTTTCGTTTGTTTGTATTACAGTTCCATCCCCAAAAGCCTTGTGATTAACTCTGGAGTTGATCCTTATAGGATTGTTTTTCATGGCAATATCCCCTTATTAATTCTTAATAACTAATTGTTTCGATGACGTACCCTAAGTCTTCAGCTGCTTTCAAAAATCTATTTATATTTTTCTTTTCCCATTGAGAACAAACTACGTGGGGAATTCCTGAAAAATATAAAATGTCCTCATCAGAAAAATAAAATCTTTTATGAGCACCTGAATACTTCTCAGCGATTTCAACAGACTTTACTACACCTAATGAGCCTTGAATATAGTCAGGAAAAACTTTTATAAGATCTTCGTAAGCATTAATATTGTTATCCTTGATGTATTGAGTTACACACTCATAAACAATTCTTCGTTTGCAATATACTTCTCCATTAAAACGGTATTTCGTAATATCGCGTTTATTAGGGGTGATAGAAGCGGATGGTTTGCTTGCTGCGACATCACTTTTTAGCAACAATCTGCTTAATTGCATTGAAAGCATATCGACTTTCTTTTCTAATACGGATACTTTATTTTGAAGATATTTATATTGATCGTCTGTCACCATCGTATCACCTCCAGATGCTATTATTATATCGTTGGTTTTATGAATTGTCAACAGCTAACGGTGTGTTGTTAATTGTGCTATTTAATTTTGTTTTATGTTTATTATTGTTTTTGGTGTTTATTTGTTTCAGTCGTTTAACGAATAGCGGTTGTTTAACGATAGGGCGGTATAAATGTTGGGTTAAGCCCCGGGTAGGGGCTATAAAAACAATGAAAAAAGCGTTGCAGGATGGGTGGAATACGCCCAAAATGCAACGCTTGTTTTTATGAGTGCTTATTCTGTCTATGTTTTTCTCAGTAAAATAACGATACCGCTGTCGACACGATTGTATCAACAGCGGTATCTGTTTTGGTTGCGGAGGCAGGACTCGATTTACATTTTCTGCCTTTGGGAAGAAAATGCAAATCGAGGTTTTGGAGCTTTTTCACGGAGTTTGCCACCTCCGGCAATCCACTGAGATCTGCCCCGTCCACTGCGTGAGATCGGCGTATGGGTCAAAACATGGGTCAAAAATGTGGCCTTGCTATGGGTCAGCCAAACAGGCAGCTTTCACCGCCGAATTTGGACTTACGACACATTCAAGACCACTTTGAGTTCAATTTTCCGAGGGTTGCGTTGACCCGGTTTTCGAGAGGTTTTTACCCCCCCTGTTTTCGAGCCATCCGTCAGTGCCTAGAGTTTCTCTTCCTCTGCTGGTAATCTCCTCCCCCGGTTCCAACATGGGTCAATAATATGGGTCAGGCTGTTTACCCTCACCCGGAGCAGAGTCACAATCCTCGCCCAGGGTGTCGTGATTGTACCATAGCTTTCAGAAATTGCAAGTCTTTTCTTCCGAAAAGAAACTGCCGCCAGACGGCATCAATCGATACCATCCGGCGGCAGCTAACAATACGAAGTGATCAATTAATGGGCTTCCCTATCAGTTAGTTTGTGTAAAATCTGTTGCAACGATCTGTTCAAAAAAGCCGCCTAATAAATCACCATCGAGTGCATTTTCCGTGAAGGAAACACTCTCAATTCTTTCGACCACATAGGCTACTTTGCTTGGAGCAATTCTTGCGGGGTCAAAAGCAACGTTTTCACTAGAAATAGGCAATGCTAAATATGTTAATTCGGCTTCCTTATATAGCGAATTCAGTCGCGCAACTAACTGCTCTGGTTTTTCATCGTCAAAACGCTGGAATCTAAAATCTTGATTAGGTTTTGCCTCCTTCTCGTCATATATCTTGCACAATAGAAGTCGAGAAACATAGGCAAAGACTTCATTACTGGCCGTGCCGCCACCACCCCAAATTACATCATGAATTTGACCTTGAAGGGCGGCAAAAAACACCTCACTATTTTCTGTACTAAGGGGCACTCTGTCTTTTGACGCACTTTTAATATTGGCATAGCGCTTTTTAATAGGCTTTCCATACTTTAGCGGAATGCTATTTTTTGCAGGTTGACCAGCACTATCCCATTGATCATACTCTGAGTACTCCGCTGTAGAAATTGTAGCAATTCTTTCATTTACATTGCCTCCACCGGTGGAGAAATCACAAGTGTAGTAGATAAGGTGAGGGGGTCTGACAGTCTCAAGTTTACTTAATTGGAATAATTGCCCTTTAATGTATTTGCGATCTAAATCATAGGCACTAGGAGACTTGCATTCAATAAAAAGAAATACTTCTTTACATTCCTTTTTATAGACAACAATATCAATACGTCCACCTTTGCTGTCTTTCTTCGGTCTTCCTGGATTCTCATAGGTTTTCTCAATTTCAAGAACATTCGCATCAGCAGCATAGCCATAATTATCCACCAAGCGAATAAGAGCCAGCGCACGCACCCACTCCTCGTCATTGAGATCGGTAGTGGTTCCTATAAAACCAACAGTACCTGGCTTAACATATACACCCTTAGGATTATAGGTGATCTTTCCTTTACCAGTTGTGGAATCAAAAACAATTGAAGAGATAAGGCTACTATATACTGGACTTGCAGTTATTTCTTTATAGAACATCTGCTTTATCTTTAGAGACATTGGCTTACTCATACAAAAACCCTCATTCATAAAAGGATACTATTATATTTTAATCGAAATATGCATTAAAAGCAAGAGCATAATGTTTTGAACATCGAGTACGGCACCCGGAGGTCGTAGAAAAAATCTTCTCAAAAGTTTTGAATTTTTCTCGGATTTTCCGATTTAGTGGACATTGTATTCTGAAAAATCCTAACTTGTCCACTGAGTGCTATTCTATTATGGGTCAAAACATGGGTCAAACGGTTTTGTGGGAAAGTGCAGAATTTTTTCCCAGAACTTTTAACCCACAAAACGCAAGAAAAAGTCCTGAAATCTTACGATTTCAGGACTTTTTATGGTTGCGGAGGCAGGACTCGAACCTACGACCTCCGGGTTATGAGCCCGACGAGCTTCCAACTGCTCTACTCCGCGATATT